GCCCTGCAGTTGGGCCTGCTGCTCGATGAGCTCGAGGAGGTGGCGTGAAATGCTGGGTCTGCCAACGACAGGCCCGGGGCTACGGCCACACCGACAACCGGCACGGTATCGGCGATCCCCGGCGCTACCCCATCGACTGGGTGTTTTGTTCCCGTCGCTGCCAGGAGGCGTTTCACACGCTGTACGGCAACTGGCTGAGGGCCAAGGAAGGCCGCATCGACAAGACGGAGGTCGTCATGATCGATCCGTCTGAAGTCGAACTGGCCGCGATGAAGAAGTGCCTCAAGGCCTTCGGCGCGGCAGCCGAGGACATCGGCTTCGACAAACCCTTGAGCGCGTACTCCGAGGCCGAGGCCCTGCGGGTGATCGACGCCATCGTCACCCGCTACACGCAGGCGATGGTCGAGCACCACGAGGCGACCAAGTACCCGCCGGTGCGCGGGCTCAAAGAACCGGTGTCGGACCCGTTCGCCGACCTGGAGGACGACCTGCCGTGGGAGATGAAGTCATGATGGACTTCAACGCCACGGCCAGTCTGTCGGGTCAAGTCACCGCGCTGATCGACCTCGGCATGCAGCGTGCCCGCGCGGCGCAGCCTCGGCGCGCGTACCTCGGTGCCTCACGTCTCGGGGCGGCCTGCGAGCGCGCGCTGCAGTACGAGGTCGCCGACGCGCCGGTCGATCCGGGGCGCGAGACCGACGGTCGCATGCTGCGCGTCTTCGAGCGCGGCCACGTCATCGAGGACTGCATGGCTCGGTGGCTCTGTGCGGCGGGCTTCGCCCTGCGCACGCGCAACGACGCGGGCGAGCAGATCGGCTTCTCGGCACTCGAAGATCGGCTGCAGGGCCACGTCGATGGCGTCATCGTCGCGGGGCCGGATCTCGGCCACGGCAGCGGCTATCCGGCGCTGTGGGAGAACAAATGCCTGGGCGCCAAATCGTGGCGCGAGTTGGAGAAGCACCGCCTCGCGGTCGCCAAACCCGTCTACGCGGCGCAGATCGCGCTCTACCAGGCCTATCTAGAACTGCACGAGCACCCGGCGCTCTTCACCGCGGTGAACGCCGACACCATGGAGATCCACGCCGAGCTGGTGCCGTTCGACCCGGCACTGGCGCAGCGCATGTCCGACCGCGCGGTCAAGGTCATCTCCGCCACCGAGGCCGGTGAGCTGCTGCCGCGCGCCTTCTCCGATCCCACCCACGTCGAGTGCCGGATGTGCCCGTGGCAGGACCGGTGCTGGAGGGCTGCGGCATGACCGACACCCCGCTGCGCCAGGTCCTCGGGGAGCGCCTGATCGACGCACGCGAGGCGGCGCTCGCACTGAACCTGCCGCTCTACTGGCTCACCCACGCCAAGGAACGGGCGCGTCTGCGCCTGCCGCACTACCGGGTCGGCAAGCTCCTGCGCTTCAAGCTCTCTGAACTGATCGCGTGGATGGAGGCGAGCCAAGCCCCGCACACGGCCGCCGTCGTGCACGAGGAGGAGGCGGATGCTGGACTTCAATGACACCGCACCCGAGCCCGAGATCCCGGCATCCGAACGTCGCGAGGCCGTGCGCGCCGCGCTGCTCTCGAGGCTAGAAGCGGTGTTGATCACGCTGTTTCCCGCCGGTCGGACGCGCCGCGGCAAGTTCGTCGTCGGTGACGTGCTCGGCAGCCCGGGCGACAGCCTCGAGGTGGTGCTCGAAGGCGACAAGGCGGGCCTCTGGACCGACCGCGCCACCGGCGACGGCGGCGATGTGTTCCACCTCCTCGCGGCGCACGCCGGCGTGGACGTGCACGGCGACTTCGCCCGCGTGCTCGCTCTGGCCGAGGAGCTTCTCGGTCGGGCGCCCACCAGACCGATGCGCCCGCGCCGCAAGAACGCGCCGCTCGACGACCTCGGCCCAGCCACGGCCAAGTGGGACTACCTCGACCCGCAAGGCCGCCTGATCGCGGTCGTCTACCGCTACGACCCGCCCGGCCGCAAGAAGGAGTTCCGGCCCTGGGACGCGCGCCGCCGCAAGATGGCCCCGCCCGAGCCGCGCCCGCTCTACAACCAGCCGGGTCTGGCGACGGCAGCACAGGTCGTGCTGGTCGAAGGCGAGAAGTGCGCGCAGGCGTTGATCGACGCCGGCTTCGTGGCCACCACCGCGATGCATGGGGCGAACGCCCCGGTGGACAAGACCGATTGGTCGCCGCTCTCCGGCAAGGCGGTGCTCGTCTGGCCCGACCGCGACAAGCCGGGCTGGGAGTACGCGGTGCAAGCGGCGCAGGCCATCCTGTCCGCCGGTGCCAAGTCCTGCCACATCCTGTACCCGCCCGAGGAGGCCGCCGAAGGCTGGGACGCGGCCGACGCCGTGGCCGAGGGTTTCGACGTGTCCGCCTTCCTGGCGCACGGCCCGCGCGTGCAGGTGTACGACATCGCGGACCCGGGCGAGCCAGTGGTGGGCACTGACGAGTCGGTGTGGGGCACCGAGGACGCGCTGGCGCTCGCCTTTACCCGTCGCTATCACCGTGACTGGCGCTTTGTGGCCGCCTGGGGGCGCTGGCTGGTGTGGGACGGCCAGCGCTGGCGCACCGAGGACACGCTGGCCGCCACGGACTTGATCCGCGGTGTGTGCCGCCATGCCGCCGTGCGGGCCGACAACCCCAAGGTGGCCGCCAAGCTGGCGACTTCCGGCACCGTGAGCGGCGTGGAACGGCTGGCCCGTGCCGATCGACGCCATGCCGCGACCACGGCCGAGTGGGACGCCGATCCGTGGCTGCTCAACACCCCAGGCGGTGTGGTCGATCTCAAGACCGGGCATCTGCGGCCGCACGACCGCGCCGACCGGATGACCAAGATCACCACGGCCACACCGGGCGGCGACTGCCCAACCTGGCGACGGTTCATCGACGAGGTCACGGGCGGCGATGCCGAACTGCAAGCCTACCTGCAACGGATGGTCGGCTACGCCTTGACCGGGTCAACGCAGGAGCACGCGCTGTTCTTCCTGTACGGCACCGGCGCCAACGGCAAGAGCGTGTTCGTCAACACCCTGGCGACGATCCTGGGCGACTACGCCACGAGCGCGCCCATGGACACGTTCATGGAGACGCGCAGCGACCGCCATCCAACCGACATGGCGGGCCTGCGCGGGGCGCGTTTCGTCGCGGCCATCGAGACCGAACAGGGCCGGCGCTGGGCCGAGTCCAAGGTCAAGAGCCTCACCGGCGGCGACAAGATCTCGGCGCGCTTCATGCGCCAGGACTTCTTCGAGTTCTACCCGCAGTTCAAGCTCTTCGTCGCGGGCAACCACAAACCCGCCATCCGCAACATCGACGAGGCGATGAAGCGCCGGCTGCACCTCATCCCCTTCACGGTGACCATCCCGCCCGATCGGCGCGACAAGCACCTGCAGCGCAAGCTCCTGGCCGAGCGCGACGGCATCCTGGCCTGGACCGTCGAAGGGTGTCTGGCCTGGCAACGGCTGGGCCGGCTCGATCCGCCGCTGCGCGTCCTGGAGGCCACCGAGGAGTACTTCGAGGCCGAAGACGCGCTGGGCCGCTGGCTCGACGAGCGCTGCGTGCGGCAGGTCAACGCCAAGTCGCTGACCGCCGAGCTCTTCAACGACTGGAAGCAATGGGCCGAGGCAGCCGGCGAGTTCGTCGGCTCGCAACGGCGTTTCTCCGATCTGCTGATCACGCGCGGACTGGAGAAGTGGCGCAACGCCGCCGGCGTGCGCGGCTTTCGTGGCATCGGCCTCAAGCACCCGCCCAAGCCCGCCTACACCCCTTACGCCGATGACTGAACGGCCCGGCCCCCCTGGACTGACGCATCTGACGCATCACGACGTAAGTTTTCCCGCGCGCGTGCGCGTGCGCGCGCCTCACGGGAGGTTTCGTCACGAAGTGTCGGATGCGTCAGTCCCGCACCGAATGAGGACTGACCCCATGACCATCACCTTGCTTGCCCTCGATCTGGGCACCACCACCGGCTGGGCGCTGCGCGACCGCACGGGCCACATCACCAGCGGCAGCGAGAGCTTCCGCCCCCAGCGCTTCGAAGGCGGCGGCATGCGCTTTTTGCGTTTCAAGCGCTGGCTGAGCGAAATCAAAGCCCATGCCGACGGCCTCGACGCCCTGGTCTTCGAGGAGGTGCGCCGTCACGTCTCGACCGACGCCGCCCACGCCTACGGCGGGTTCCTGGCCACGCTCACCGCCTGGTGCGAACACCACGGCATCCCCTACCAAGGCGTGCCGGTGGGCACGATCAAGAAGCACGCCACGGGCAAAGGCAACGCGAACAAGACGGAGATGTTGGCCGCCATCCGCGCGCGCGGCCATCGGCCCGCGGACGACAACGAGGCCGATGCCCTGGCCTTGCTGCACTGGGCGGTGCATCACCACGACACGGCGCAGGAGGTGTGAGATGAACATCCCGCCCCCTCGCTACCGCTGCCCGCTCGCGCGCCTGCAGCCCGAGCCGATGGACGTGGAGGCCGTCAAGCGCCGCGGCTGGCGCGAGCAGCGCCTGCTCGTGGTCTCGCCCGACGACGACCGGCTCGACTGGGCGGAGCGTGAACTGATCCGCCGCATCGGCGAGCGGCTCTACGGTGCACGGGAGGTGCGCCATGGCTGAGTGGACCGTCGAGCGCGTGGCCGAGCGCTTCCGGGAGGCGGCCATCACGGCCCACCGCCTGCCGCCTGTGCGCGTGCAGGGCTACTTCAACACCTGGCCCGCGATCCGGCGCATGCCCTGGGAAACGCTCGGCGCGGAGCCCACGATCCGGCGCTACCCGCCCGCGCCCGAGGCCATCGATCGCATGCTGGAGACCATGCGCTGGGTGCTGTGGCTGCAGGAGGAGGAACGCCACCTGGTGTGGATGCGCGCCGAGCGTCACCGCTGGCGCGACATCTGCACCCGCTTCGGTTGCGACCGCACCACCGCGTGGCGGCGCTGGCAGAAGGCACTGCAGACGGTGGCCGATCACCTCAACGGCGTAGCTTTGATGGCGTAGTGATTTGGCGTGATTTGGCGGGCATGGCCTGGTGTCAGCGGGAGTCTGCGGCGTCATGCGGCTTTGGCCCCTGCAACAGATTGGCCGGTCCGGGGGTAGTATTTCCGCTATCTTCTGGACAGCGGTGACGGTCACGGAGACGGCCCGAGGCAAAACGGGTCCTTCCTGCCGAAACTGCGATGCGGGGGGCGCGAGCGCGGCGCTTCGATAGCGTCAGGGTGCAAACCGAGG